CCTCCTCTGAAAACGGTTTCCCCAATGTTGGAGAAACTGCAGAGGAGATTCTTTGTCTTACGATCAAGGATTTTACCAGTAAAAAACTAATTGTTTGGGGAACCCGTGAGTATGAAAACTCTCGGAGTGATGTTGAGTATCGTGTCTTCTGGAAAGAAGAAGAGATGCTCAAAGATTTTCTTGCATGGTGGGCAAAGAATACTCCAGATATTTTAACTGGTTGGAACGTTAAGTTGTTTGACGTTCCTTATATTTGCCGTAGAATTGATCGTATACTTTCTTCTAAGTATATGAAGTCACTTTCTCCCTGGAATAAAGTGTATGAAAAAGAAGTCGAAATTAAAGGACGTAATCAGTTTGTATATGATATCATTGGGGTTAGTGTTCTTGACTATCTTGATCTTTATCAAAAGTTTACTTACACTAACCAAGAATCATATCGACTTGACCATATTGCCAGCGTTGAACTGGGTCAGCAGAAACTAGATCACTCTGAGTTTGAAACCTTCAAGGACTTCTATACTCAGAATTGGCAGAAGTTTGTTACTTACAACATCCATGACGTGGAACTTGTTGACCGTTTGGAAGACAAGATGAAACTAATTGATCTTGCTGTTAATCTTGCATATGATGCAAAGGTTAACTTTGAAGATGTGTACTATCAAGTACGCATGTGGGATAGTATCATATATAACTATCTTACACCAAAAGGTATTGTTGTCCCCCCTAATGAAAGAAATGACAAAGATGCGAAATATGCTGGTGCTTATGTTAAAGAACCTGTTCCAGGTCTTTACGAATGGGTGGTTAGTTTTGACCTCAACTCCCTATACCCTCACCTCATTATGCAGTACAACATCTCGCCAGAAACGTTACTTTCAACGAGACATCCATCAGCAACAGTAGATCGAATTCTGCAACAGAAGGTTACTATTGACGGTGAGTATTGTGTGTGTGCAAATGGAGCACAGTACAAGAAAGATGTCCGTGGATTCCTTCCTGAATTGATGGAGAAGATCTACAATGAACGTAAGATCTATAAAAAGAAGATGCTCCAAGCAAAGCAGGAGAATGAGAAGAATCCTAGTCCACAACTAATTAAGGATATTTCAAAATACAATAATATCCAGATGGCACGTAAGATTCAACTTAACAGTGCTTATGGTGCTATTGGGAATCAGTATTTCAGGTATTACAAGCTTGCCAACGCAGAGGCGATCACACTTTCTGGTCAGGTTTCTATCCGCTGGATTGAGGATAAGATGAACGGTTACCTAAATAACCTATTGCAAACGGAGGAAGTCGATTATGTCATCGCTAGCGATACCGACTCAATCTATCTTAATCTTGGACCTCTTGTTACTAAATTCTTTAGTAATCGGTCTGGCGATAAAGCAGCAATTGTTTCCATACTTGATAAGATCTGTCAAGAGAAACTGGAACCATTCATCGAATCCTCTTATCAGGAACTTGCGAATTACGTTTCGGCATTTGAACAAAAGATGCAAATGAAACGTGAGAACATTGCTGACAAAGGTATCTGGACTGCAAAGAAACGATACATTCTTAATGTATGGGATAGTGAGGGTGTTCGCTATGCAGAACCAAAACTTAAGATGATGGGTATTGAGGCAGTTAAATCTTCTACACCTGCACCATGCAGAACTAAGATTAAAGAGGCACTCAATATTATTATGACTCAAACTGAAGAAGATGTCATAAAATTTATTGATAACTTTAAAGACGAATTCTTTAAGATGCCTCCAGAGGACATTGCATTTCCTCGTAGCGTGAATGGGTTGACAAAATGGTCTGATCCTGTTACGCTGTATAGGAAAAGTTGTCCCATCCATGTGAGAGGAGCACTCCTTTACAATTTTCAATTGAAGAAACGCAAACTTACTTATAAGTATCCTTTAATTCAAGAAGGTGAAAAGATTAAGTTTTGCTATTTACAAAAACCAAATACTGTTGGGGAGAATGTTATTTCATTCATTTCTAATTTCCCAACAGAGATCGATATTCAAAAGAATATTGATTATAAATTGCAGTTTCAAAAATCATTCCTAGATCCACTCAAGATTATTCTTGATGCTATTGGATGGAAAACAGAAAAAGAAGTTAACCTGGAGTTTCTATTCGTATGAGTATCTTTGATACACTTGCCAAAGAGGCAAAAAATGACTATGCCAAACTTGTTTCTGATGGTATTATTACTGGTGACGAACAAGGGTTTATCGGCACTGGGTCTTACATTCTCAATGCAATGTTGAGTGGGAGTGTCAATGGTGGCATTCCTGACAATCGTGTGACTGCAATTGCTGGTGAACAAGCAACTGGTAAAACATTTTATGCAATCGCTATCGCTAAAACGTTTCTTGATACTAATCCTGATGGTGCAGTTTTCTACTTTGATAGTGAAGCAGCTGCTACAGCAGACCTATTCAAGAACCGTGGACTTGACGCCGATCGAGTATGGCATTTCCCAGTAGATACTATTGAAGAGTTTCGTACTCAAATCATTCGTATCCTGGATAATCTTCTCAAGACAAAGGAAGAAGATCGTAAACCTCTGCTAATTGTTCTTGATTCTCTTGGTATGCTTGCATCATCTAAAGAACTTACAGATGCTTTGGATGACAAGCAAGTTCGTGACATGACTAAATCTCAAGTTCTCAAATCGGTGTTCCGAATCATTACCAGCAAACTGGGTAAACTCAAGATTCCTATGATTGTCACTAACCATACATACAAAACTATGAACATGTATGGAGAGCAATCTGATATGGGTGGTGGTAGTGGTCTTAAGTATGCTGCATCTACTATCATGTATCTGTCTAAGTCAAAAGAAAAAGATGGTACTGATGTTGTAGGTAACATCATCAAAGTCAAAGCAAACAAATCTCGTTTTACTAAAGAGAATTCGCAAGTTGCAACCCGACTCTTCTTTGACTCACGTGGACTGGACAAGTATTACGGACTATTGGAACTGGGTGAGAAGTACGGAGTATTCACTAGGAAGGGCAATCGTGTCGTTATTGGTGAATCCTCTGTTTATCCTTCTGTTATTCTTGCCGATCCCGAGAAGTACTTCACAGAAGAAGTAATGGAAAAACTTGACTGGGCAGCATCACAGGAATTTAAGTATGGAACTGAAACGAATTGATGATTACATTAAGGTTTACGACAACGTAATACCTAGTGCCATATGTCAGGAAGTAATTAGACATTATAAAAACTCTGATGCTGAGTTTGTAAATAATGATCTTAGACCTAAATTTCATCACTTGACATTGGCACCAGACATGTCTAAAGATCTTTTGGAGATGGTTAGACCGTATCTGATAATGTATTCCAACAGCACTGGGTTGACAGAATGGATACCTAAGCAGTATGCTGTTGAGGACTTTAGAGTAAAGAGGTACAGGAAAGGAACAGATGATCAGTTTGCTCCCCATGTTGATGTAGGAGACCATGCAAGTGCTAGACGCTTCTTAGCATTCTTTCTGTATTTGAATACAGTTGAACAAGGTGGAGAAACTGAGTTTGTTAGTATCAACAAACGAGTAAAACCAAAGCAGGGTCGCCTGCTAATCTTTCCACCACTATGGACTTTTCCACACCAAGGAAAACCTGTAGTGAGTGGTGACAAATACATTCTAGGTTCGTATTTACATTACACATGAATTCACTTGAGTTTACAATCATCAAGAACTTGGTTACTAATGACGAGTATCGTCGCCAAGTATATCCATATTTAAAGAAGGAATACTTTGAGAGTGACCATAACTCTTTGTTGTTTACTCTAGTATCAGAGTTCATCTCTACATATGAGAAGTGCCCAACTAAGGAATCTCTTGAAGTAGACCTTCAGAATAAAAAGAACATTAGTGAAGAGTCCTTTACAAATGTTAGTACACTCATACGTCAGTTAGAATCTGATGACTGTGATTATAAATGGTTATTAGATTCGACAGAAGAGTGGTGTCGTAATCGTGCAATCTATCTCTCCTTGTTAGAGAGTATCAAGATTGCAGATGGTAACGACAAAGAGAAAGATATGGGTGCTATTCCATCTATTCTTTCTGATGCTATCTCTGTTTCTTTTGACAATAAGATTGGTCATGATTATCTTGATGATTATCAAGAACGATTTGATTTCTACAACCGAGTAGAAACTAAGATTCCTTTTGACCTGACAATGTTCAATAAGATTACTAAAGGTGGTCTTACTAATAAGTCATTGAACGTCGCACTGGCAGGTACAGGTGTGGGTAAGTCCTTATTCATGTGTCACGTTGCAGCAGCATCTTTACTACAGGGTAAGAATGTTTTATACATCACCTGTGAAATGTCAGAAGAAAAGATTGCAGAACGTATTGACGCTAATTTGTTGAACGTACCCATTCAAGACATTGCTAAACTTCCCCAGCAATTGTATGAGGGTAAGGTTACTAACCTGATGAAGAAGACAAATGGGAAACTTATCATTAAAGAGTATCCTACTGCATCTGCCCACGTGGGACATTTTAGGTCTCTTCTTAACGATCTGTCTCTTAAGAGGAGTTTTAGACCCGATATTATCTTTGTGGATTACCTTAATATCTGTACTTCACAAAGATTCAAGGCAAGTTTTGTTAACTCGTACACCTTGGTTAAGGGCATTGCAGAAGAACTTCGTGGTCTTGCTGTTGAGCAAGGTGTGCCAATCGTCACTGCTACTCAAACCACTCGCAGCGGTTATGGCAGCACTGATGTTGACCTTACTGATACTTCTGAGTCCTTTGGTCTCCCTGCTACTGCTGACCTTATGTTTGCCCTTATTAGCACTGAAGAGTCGGAGCAGTTGGGGCAGATACTTGTAAAACAATTGAAGAATCGATACAACGATCTCACGGTTAATAAAAGGTTCGCCGTGGGTATTGACAGATCCAAGATGAGGTTGTATGATTGTGAGCAATCCGCTCAAGACAACTTTCTCGATAGCGGATCAGAACCTGAACAAACCACCAACACAGAAAAATTCGGAGGATTTACATTTTGACCAAGCACATTGAATTTAATCGTTATGAAGAATTCGTTTCGGCAGTTACTTCTGACTGTTCAACGAACTTTGTTGACTTCGCTGATCGTATTGGCGAGTTGGATCGTGAGGGTGCCAATATTGAGCGTCTCCTTACTGCTGGTGTTGGGATTAATGCTGAAGGTGGTGAGTTCCTTGAGATCATTAAGAAGATGGTCTTCCAAGGTAAGCCTTGGAACGCAGATAATCGAGAGCATCTTATTATTGAGTTGGGTGACATTATGTGGTACGTAGCACAAGCAACCATGGCACTGGGCGTATCGTTTGATGATGTGATTGCTACCAATGTTAAGAAACTTGAGAAGCGTTATCCTGAGGGAGCGTTTGATATTTACTTCTCTGAGAACCGTAAGGCAGGCGATCGGTAATACTTTAATAAATACTTGCAAAAACCCATGCGAGTATTAAAGCAAGGAACTGTAAGTGATAGTAATGAGAATGCCGCTTACAGTTACTTCTCTAGAAACAAAGATAGATTTAAAGATATCGTATTAGTTTCTACAAATAAAGAAGTAAGATTAAGTGGCGTTCAAGATATTATGTTTGTTGGTGGTGAAACTGGCACTGGGTCAGGAGCAAAACCTAAAACTGATATTAGAATTATTCATTCTGATGGAACTTATAATATTTCTTTAAAGAAGAGAAGTTTTGGTGCTTGGGAATCTGCTGATTCCCTTGCTGGCGATCGAGTGTCTGAAAAGATTCTTGGTTATTTAATGGACAACCTTAACGGCACTGCACCTAGTAGTAGACCTTTTGATGTAATTGCATACATTGATGGTGGCAGAGCAAAGTATAAAATTGTTAGAAGGGGAACTGATGTAACAGTTAAGTTGGCATACAGATGCAGTAGATCTGATGCTTCTACCGTTATTTTTGGAAGTGATATACTAGGTCAAGGTGCTGTAGTTAGTGCTGAATTTCCAGGAGCATGTACTTTAGATTTAAAAAATGAAATTATTAGAATTAGATGTTCAAGCATTATAACTTCTATGTCAGAAGTTCCTAATAGTGTATATCCTTACTTTTCTGTTAAATCATCCTTTTATAGAAAAGTAAGAAACTCTTACAGATTTCCAGGATTGAGAGTTCAAGCAATGCCTAGATCTGAAATCCAAGGTTCTGTAGAGTTTTTACCAGAATTATAAATAAAAATAAAACGTTAATTGATGAAGTTTACTAATTTCAATACGAAAGCAACACAGACCTCGTACAGGCATGGAAATCTGTACGAGGTTGGTTCGTATGTGCAGAATGCAGACGGTACAGTAGGTAAAATCCATCGTCGTGGTCCTAACTATGTGATTGCTGTTACTGAAGAGGGTGACATGTTTAGAGCATGGGTGAGTGACATTAAAGAGTACAAACAATGGAATACTTCAGGTGCTGATCAAACCCATCGTTTGGTTGGAACTGATAAGTTTAGAAAGTTTACTGAGAGAATGGCACCAGGGTCAGATTATGACATGTGGAAAAAACCTGCCGAGGTACACCAGCGTATAAATAAAACTAAACCGATTAAAGAAGAGAAGATGAATACCACTGTAGAATTATCAGCGTGGATGCTTGGGTTGAATGTCTCTGAGCAAAGAGAGATTGCATCCAAAGTAGATAGAATTATTGTAGAGAATACTACAGATGATGACTTGATTGAAGCAATCGACACTCAGTTTGGAACTGAGCGTATGAAAGATCTTGCTGTTCAATATATTGAAATCATCAGCGAAGGTAAGAAGAAAGGTCTTGACGGTAAGGCATGTTGGAAAGGATACAAACTTGCTGGCACCAAGCAGAAGGGTGGTAAAACTGTTGACAATTGTGTCAAAGCAGGTTTTGAAGCAGAGGGTGAAATGATCGAAGAGAAGAAGAAACTCGATCCCGTTGGTAAAGAAGATGGCGATGTAGACAACGATGGTGATAAAGATGCATCTGATTCCTATCTGATGAAGAAACGTGCTACTGTTTCTGCTGCAATCAAAGCAAAGAAAGGAACTAAGAAAGAGTCATTCTCTGATTGGAGAACTGAACTCCTTGAGAAAGATGTTAAGGGTGTAGAAGTTAATCCTGAAATTGATGATGCAACTGATCCTATGTCAGTGTTCGATAAGAACAAGAAACTGAAGGGTGCTAATAACATGAAAGAAGAGTGCGGCACTTGTTCTGAGAAGGAAGATTGCGGTTGTGAGAAGTGTCTCGCAAAGAAAGCATCTAAGGTAAAGCGTGTTAAGTATCAAGATGGAGTCAACGAAGAAGTTGACAAGAAGAAGAAAGAAGATATTGTCAAGGGTATGAAGAAGAATATGGGAGATCTAAAGGCACGTTATGGAGACAAGGCAAAGGAAGTAATGTACGCTACGGCAACTAAAAACGCCAAGAAGTGATATATAAATTGACCCTATTTGGTGAACATCATGACTTCATTTTTACTTTCTCTGGCATACAAAATTGTAGATGCCGCTGTTGCTAAGATCCCTGATGATGCAGAACTCGGTGAGAAACTCATCGACCTGTGTCTTCTGATTGTACGTAAAGCAGTTAAACTGACCAAGACCACTGCAGACGATGAACTGTTTGCAAAGGTTGAGGCAGCAATTAAAACACGCCAAGATGCGTGATAACCTAAGGAGGGGTAACCCTCCTTTTTTTATAAATATTTTATAGCAAAATTAATTTGTATATTACAGGAGTTTAACGATGCCTCTCTGGGGAAAAACAGAAACTGACGAATCAAAACCAAAGTGGTTAGACAATGTAAACAAAGTAGGTCTTGCTGAAGATTGCTTTGCGACAGAGCAGGGATGGGTTCTGCGTCACTATAAGGGTGCTGATAAGAACACTGCACGTTATTGGGATGAAGTCCTGGTAGCAATTGGTGGTCTTGCTGGTGGCACTTCAACAACTGAAGCACTTGGAGAGGCAGACATCACTGCTGTATTCTTTGAGCAAGAAGCACTTGCACAGGGCGATACTGGAACCGTTGTTGTTATCTACAACGAGCAAGTTGATGTTGACACCACTGGTGGTACACCAACCATTAATGTTCTTGGAACTGTAACTGGTACTGTTGCTGCATCTTATGCACGTGGTACTGGATCAAACCGTCTTGAGTTTGACTTTACCGTTCCTTCAACTGCTGAAGATCTTTCTATCTCGGGTACTGACATTGCACTGAATGGTGGTACTATCTTTGATAAGGGCACTTCAGTTGCTTCTGAACTCGCTTACACTACTATTCTTGGTGCTGGTGGTTCGGGTACAGACCTTACTCTCACTATTGCATGATAAATGAAGTTTGATGAGTTGAATGAGGATAACTACCTCTTCTTTGCAATTAAACATTATGATAATCCTCAGGCGGTAACAAAAGAGG